ATGCAATTTTTGCCGATAAGACCATCGTCATTCAGAATTACAAAACGGGCTGTCTGTTAAATGACGGCCCAGATTACACAGGCGATACCGTATTGATTGATATTGGCGTTGATGAGGATAGTATTCCCAATGAAAAATACTATACTCAGGAAAGTGATCTTAAATTTCCCCAGAAACGAAAAAAGAATACCCATAAATATGACTACGGTTCCGTGGTTGTGATCGCTGGTTCCAAGGGAATGAGTGGGGCCGGGATTCTGTCTGTAGAAGGCGCCTTAAAAAGCGGCGGTGGTTTGGTGACCTGCTATGTACCCCAGGAAATTTATATTTCGGTGGTGGCCCGGGCACCGGCAGAAGCGCTTGTCAAAACCTATGACTGTAATATCACCTCGGATGATATCAAGCATGACCGCAAAAAAGTGATACTAATTGGACCAGGTATTGGCCGGGCTAAGAATTACAGCTTTATTCTGGAGCATTTACTTGAAGGCAGCCTGCCGGTGGTCATTGACGCCGATGGCATTCATCATCTGGCGGTGGTGGTCGATTCCTTAAAAGAATCGAAAACCCCGGTGGTTATCACCCCTCATTTTGCCGAGTTTTCCAAGCTAATTGATGTACCCCGGGAAGACATTTTAAAAGACCCGATTGGATATGGTCAGAAATTTGCTATGGAATATCAGGTAGTGGTGGTTTTAAAAGGCTATCGAACCATGGTATTTGGAACCAATGGCGAAATCTGGTTTAATTCCACCGGAAATCCGGGCATGGCCACCGCCGGCATTGCTGGACAAAATGTCGATTTATTTGAAGCCGCCCGGGCCGGGGTATTTTATCATGGTAAGGCCGGGGACTACTATGCCGCAAACTTTGGCCAGAGTACGCTGACCGCCCACAGCATCATCGAATCCTTAAAGTATGTTTTAAAATAAGTGCATAATGACGAAAATCCCGGAATAACCGGGATTTTTTTCTCTTTATTTGGCGATTTGATGATTTTCGGGTATAATGATTTAATAGACTATTTCAGCCGTAATTTCGTGTCAGCTTGACGGACAAGATTCAATCAGGGTTGGCGGTGCTGATTACCAGGCGTAGAGATTAATCCATAGAGAGAATCGAATCAGACCAAATTAATCCAGAAAGGTAATAGCTTTGTGACAAATATATTAATAAGAAAACTGATTAAAAATCATGAAAATACCGGCAATTCCCGGGTTCGCGAGAACTACGGAAAACTGGCCAGCATCATGGGGATTGGTTCAAATATGTTGTTGTTCGTTATCAAAATAACTGTCGGCCTGTTGTTCAACAGCATTTCGATCACGGCCGATGCGGTCAACAACTTATCCGATTCCGGCTCGTCACTGGTAACCCTGTTGGGTTTTAAACTGTCTGGTAAACCAGCGGATGCCGATCATCCCTTTGGACACCAGCGGATGGAGTATATTTCCGGCTTGGTCGTTTCGTTTATTATTCTGTTCCTGGGGTTGCAGCTGATTCAGAGTTCCTTTGAAAAGATTCTGCATCCAGAACTGCCCCAGTTCAGCGTCATTAGCGTGGTTGTTTTGATCGTGGCGATTTTAATCAAGTTATGGCAATGTTTGTTCTATCGAAAGATCGGGAAAACCATCAATTCGCTGACCTTGTTGGCCACTGCTATTGACAGCCGCAACGATATCATGGCGACCTCAGCTGTACTGGTAGCCACGATTATCACCTATTTGACCGGCTTTGATCTGGATGGCTATATGGGGGTAGTGGTGGCCTTATTTATCATTTTTAGTGGCATTAATCTGGTTCGCGAAACCATCAGTCCCTTACTGGGAACGGCCCCGTCCAATGAACTGGTCGATCAGATCTATAAAAAAATTCTTAGCTACGAGCACATTATCGGGCTTCATGATCTGATGATCCATAATTACGGTGAAAGCAAGATTTATGCCTCGGTGCATTGCGAGGTACCAGCAGAGCTGGACGTGTTAATCAGTCACAGCGTAATTGACAAAATTGAGCGGGACTTTATGAAAGAGATGGACATCCATCTGATTATTCACCTGGACCCGGTTGTCACAAACGACGAAAAAACCAACGACTTAAAAGGCCAGGTGGAGCAATCCATTGCCACGATATCATCGGATATCCACATTCACGATTTTCGGGTAGTGTGGGGATATAACCATTCCAATCTGATTTTTGATGTGGTGGTGCCCTTTGATGTGGAGTGGAGCGATGAAGAACTGAACATTATGATAGCGAATGAAATTTACAAAATAAATTCGGCCTACCACGCCGTGATAACCTTTGATTATAACCATTATGTCCCCAATGAGGATGAGTTTTGTGTGTAATAGTGTGTACAGAGAAACAACAAATTAATAATTTAGTCAGATCTTAGGAGAAACAAAATAGCATGAGCAAGAAAAAACCTGCAAAACGAATTATCAACAACGCATCCCGAAGCTTTCGGATTTTCACCTTCGGATGCGCGAATGTAAACCTAAAAATGATTCGGATACATGCTCACTAATGGCATATTGCTCTAATTTATAGGCTGTTTCAATAATTTGAGAAAGAGGGGATTCGACCCTCTTTTTTTAACTTTTTGGATCATTTTTGGCATATTTTATGTGACTTTGGCCTCTAATTTGAATTAAGGCTCCGCTTTCAATCATTGCATAAGCAACGCGATCGGCACTACATGTTCCGCAGCGAGTTAATTTCCGAAGTTCTGTCCTGTCGATGGAGCCATGCTTTTCAATATGTTTTAAAATCGGCTCTTGGTACTGGTAAACCAACTCATCCACCAACGTGACCGTTTTGTTTTCTTGCCAGGTGAAATGATGGACCATACCGTTTTTAAACATAATCTTAACCGGGACACCATCGCTGACAGTTATTTTAGATATCAATGCGTTTGCAATTGCATGCATATGGGTAATGCCAATATTCTTCGCCAGGTCCTCATAGGTGTACGCCTGTTCATGGCCCAGCATTATCGATTTTAGCAGTGCCACGCCCTCAATAAACATAGATGCATCATCGTTGTTAAATTTGGTGGCGGTATTTTTTTCAATCAAATTTATTTTTATGGTTGCTATTTCGCGTTCGATTTCAGTTTTCTTCAAAATATAATCTTTTTGGCTCATGGAATCAGATGAATATAAGTAGAGATCTTGCAACCGGTTCAGAGCAGTTTCTTGTATTTTTAACTCAGTTTCCATCGGATCGGATCGTTTAACAACTGTTAATGTCTTT